CTATCTCAAATGCCAGTTTCTTTTTCAGTTCATATGCCTGCTGTTCTGCTGTCGCAGGGCTGTAGCCTGCTTTGATGGCAGACTGTGTGGCATTGCCTGACTGACTAAAGTAGTCGATGAAGGCTTTTTGTTTATCTGTAAGGCTTTTGACGCTCATACACTCATTATAACCTAAAGCACACACAAAGCAATATATAAGTGAAATCATGCACTTAGGTACACTTGAAAATATATTCTTGCGTACACTCTAAAGTGTGATATAGTTTACCTACGTTAATCAACTTGAAAGGTGAAACAATGAAAGCACATTTTAAATTAGTAGAACACGCAGTCAAAGACATGGGCTACACCGTATCCGTTTGGGATGGTGAAGAATGGCAGGTCAAGCGTTCAACATCTTTGAAAGCAATCAAAGACGCAATGGAGTCAGTAGACGAGTCACAATTGAAGTTTCGTGATGCTGAAGGCAACGATGTTGGTTGGGCGTTTATCGTTCTTGGCAACGATGGTGGTGATGAAGTTTCGGATTACAGTGTAAGCCGTGAAGCAGTCACTTGGATTGATACATGGTTCAACCGTGTGGTGATGGCATGATTACGCTATTACGTGGGTTCGGTGTCGTTGCTGTGGTGCTTGGCATCATGGCAATGGCAGGCAGTGGCAATGACTGTGATGGTCGTTGCATGGAACAAGCCAACACAATTGCGGAAATGTTAGTGGTCGCAGGTGTTGGCCTGATTATGACAATTGGTGGCGGTGCTTGCATCGCTATCGCTGAAAGGATGAAAGACAATGGATAAACCTGAACAAACTTGCCGTTTGGATTTTACCGATGATGAACGGGCAGAAATCACCGCCTATTCTATGGAATGTCTAGCGGAATTTATAAACGATAACGACAGTGATGCTTGGTTTGGTTTGCAGTGCAAATCTGGGCGCACGTTTGACATCAATATATTTGGCACAGATGAATGGGATTTAGACAACAAGGCTACTTGTTGGGCTTATCACGTGGACGCTGACGGGCAGACAAAAACCCACATCAGTGAACATCTGTGGATTATGCCAATTGATGCAGGCGCAGTGACATTGCGTGGCAAACAATTGGACGCACTGAAGACGCTGATTGATTACAACTGGAACGATGAAGCCAAATCATATGCAGAAAGTGGCTTGCCGTTAAATCAACACATCTTTGGCAACATCATGGAATTATCAAACCACATGGGCAGGGTCAATCGTGGTTGACCTACATGACATGGCAAAGGCTATCGCAGGGCTGTCAGATGAAGAAATTGACCGCCTTGCTGATGGTCTGGTTGATACCGCACAACCAAAGGCAGACCGCTTGTCTACTGTCATTGGTTGGAATTTACAAGACAGGCAAATCAGAAAGGAAGAAACAATGCTAGAAAAAACAACCGCCACCAGTGGCACACACTTACAAGGCAAATTCATCATGCCATTTGATGCGCTGATGATTGCACTGGGTGAACCCCATTACACCTTTGACGTTCACCGTGACGTTGAAAACAAAATTGACGTTGAATGGGCGTTTGAATTGCCTTCGGGCAAGGTCGCCACCGTTTACAACTGGAAAGACGGACACGCCTACAATGGCGCACAAGGCACACCCGTTGAAAACATAACCTGTTGGCACGTTGGTGGTCACGAAATGGATGCCATGCACGAATTGGTTGACATCATCAATAAGCGTTTGGATGACGCAAACTACAAACTGAACGTGGAAGGGGCATATTATGGCTGATAAACCTGTCTTGGTTATTGACCGCACTTGGATTGAAATCGTAGTGGCTGAACGTTGCAAAGAATTATCACCGCAACAGAAAGCCGATGCTGTTGAATTCGTACTGGGTCACGATAGCCACCTAAACGGTCACATGGCTGACGCTATCATCAAAGTGGTGAATGAATGGAAGGGGTGGCAAAACATCACCCCTTCTGAATGATGGGGCGTTTTATCGTGGGTGTGGTGTCTTACATAGTCGCATATGTGTCATACCACACCGCCCCTTCAGATTGGTGGGGCGTATTCTTTGGACTGATTGCAGGCAGTGTTGCGCTGTGGTGGTTCGTATCAGAAAAACTTTATATAAGGAAATGGAACAATGAAAATAACAAAAGATGAATACAACAAAGCACTAGAGTTCTTGAAGAACAATCTAAATGAACATGACACCGTGTTCTATATCGTCAAAAACGTGTCAAACAGTGGGATGTATCGGCACATTGATTTCTATACGTTCAAGGTCAAGGACGTATTTGAAGAAGGTGAAAACCGTGTGCAGAAAGTGTGGCTGTCTGGTGCTATCTCAAAAGTGCTTGGCTACCCACTCAAAGAAAAGACCCAATCGCTTGGCGTGTCTGGTTGTGGCATGAACATGGGGTTCGCTGTCATTTACAACCTTGCTGAAGTGTTATTTGGTGACGGTTACAAACTTAATGATGAAGGGCTGTAAAATGAAAACGTATCGTGTAGCGATAGCCTATCAAGAAGGCTTTACAATGCAAGTGCAGGCAAACAGTGAAGAAGAAGCAGAAGAAATGGCACTTGATATGGTGGAAGAAAAAGCAAGCGTTGATATGGAAGGGTTAAAGATCGACACGGTTCACCGTGACTATCACACCTGCTAACTATTCCCAAAAGATATTATCTCTACTGAAAGGGTTGGACTTGATTGAAGTCTGACCCTTTTTCTTTACACAACCACACTTGCACCCATCAATTGCCAACGCATCAAGCACCATTTCAAGCAGTTCAATTTGACTACCATAGTCACCCGTAAATGATGCAGGGCTTGTGTGATAGCCATACATCCCACGATGGTGGACATAGCAAAGGGGTATCACTTCAAAATGACTAGACCTTTTGCCTATGCCTGTTTGATGTTTGATGTGGTGCAGTTCTGCAGGGCTGTCGTGATGACCCAACATGGCGCAAGCAATGCAACCCAACTGTGCCACGCTGTCCATGTGCTGTCGTTCTTGCTTGGTCTTAGTCTTTGGCATTGTAGTTCTTTCGTTCAATGGTCTGGTTTATCATGTTGGTTTTCCAACGTTCAAAGTTTATATCAACAATCTTTTTTTCCCACGCCCATTTTGCTTCGTTACTGATCGCAATGCCTAACGCTTCGATGTGTTCTTTATAGCGTGGGTCTGCCCGTGCTTCACGGTCTTGGGCTGCAGCAGTCTTTTCACCCTTAATCATGTATTCTTTCATTAGTTCGGCAAGCAGAATTTGCCTGCCGTATTCCATCACGGCTAAATCTTGCTTTGCTTTGGCGTGTTCTTCACCAATGGTTCGCAGTTTGTGCAACTGCTGTTCACGTGCTTCATCACTCATGGTCTAAGCCCCCTGTTGATTTGGCTTTTTTTATTCGTAGATGATGCAGAAAGCCTTTCACTTCATCACCCATAGGCATTGGTGTCACACGTTTTGAATGTGGAAAATGCCCAAACTTTTCTTTGAATGTCCAATCTGCCCACCCTGATTTGTAGCCTTTCTGTCTGGCGTGGTAGACCAACTGTGCATAGAAGTTCTGCTTGTCCTGTGTCGTGGTCTTTTCTTTGGGCAGTTCAACAAGCCTGCCTTGTTTAATAAGCACCATCTTTTCTTGTGCAGTAGGTGCAAAGCCACATTCAGGACATTCAATAGCCCCTTTGAATGGCTTGTAGACAGCCTGACATTTGATGCAGGTGAAGGGTTGTTTTTCTATTGGTTGCGGTTCTTTCTTCTTAGGGTCAACAACCTTGCCTTCAGTCAACACCCATTGCGGTGTGTCTTCAGGGAAACCGTGTTCATAAACGCAACCTGAATGGTCAATAACAAGGGTGTCATCCTTGCCATCAAACGGACGCAAAGACCTGCCCACCATCTGCAAATACATCGCATAACTTTTTGTCGGACGGGCAAGGACAACGCACGAAACTTTAGGTTCATCCCAACCTTCTGTCAAAACTTGGCAGTTAGAAAGCACCTGTATTTTGCCTGTGTGCAAATCTTGCAACACCTGTTCACGTTCTAATTCAGGCATATCACCATCAACATGGCCTGCAGCAATACCGTTGCGTCTGAATATTTGTGCAACGTACCTGCTGTGTGCAATGGACGTACAAAAAACAACGGTTGGCCTGCCTTCTGCAAACTTTAGCCAGTGTGTAACCAAGTCACCAACCAACTTGGGCTTGTTCATACGTGCAGATAGCCCACCTTTTTCATAGTCACCGCCCACAATCTTCAAGCCTGCAAGGTCTGGCATTGTTGGGGCAACGATACGGGTAGGCACAAGGTGACCTTGATCTGTCAGGTGTCGGATGTTCCCACACTCAATCAAATCATCATACATACTAGCCAACCCTTTACCGTCTGAACGGCAAGGGGTAGCAGTAAGACCAATAACGTAAGCATTAGGATATTCAGCAACCAAGTCACGGAATGTTTTACTGACTGACCTGTGTGCTTCATCCAAAATAATAAGGTCGGCATCTGGTTTCATCCAAAAATCTTTGTCTTTACGTGCATTGAATGTCTGCACACTGGCAACAGTGGTTCTAGCGTAGCCATATGATTTGCCTGCCATCAACACGGTATGATTGACATCAAACTGGTGCAGTTTGTTACTACATTGCATCACCAGTTCACGCCTATGTGCCACAAACAAACAACGCCTGTTCTTTTCTATTGCTGCTTGTATCATGGCAGATGCAATGACTGTCTTACCGCTACCAGTAGGGGCAACCAACAAGACCTTCTTATGACCTAGCCTAAAACTATTGCGGATGTTTTCTAGTGCTGTTTCTTGATAATCACGTAGGCGCATAACGTTTCCATATATCTCTTACCTGAAACATGACTTCATTCTTGTCTTCAGGTGGGTTGCAAGCAGCAGCAAACGCCAGTGCTTCTTGTTCAGCGTAACTAAATGTTTCACCACGCATACGGATAGCAATCAGCATCTTTACCAACGCTTCGTGTCGGTCACCTTCACCCACACCATAGCGCAACGTGCCTGAATACTTGCCTTTGTATGTAGATGGTTGGTAATCAACCTTGATACGCTGTGTTTCAGGACGTTTTAGACCTAATCCGTCACGGATTTCTGCCATTGTGTAAGGGTCTGCACCCATCTGCTGCATGACTTTGATTGGGTACGCATCTTTTTTGTTGTGGAAAAACCCTGCAACACGCATCACACGGGGCAAGTCTTTCACCTTTGGGTCTGCATCGTACTTGGCTGCAAGTGCCTGCTGATACAAAACAAAACTTTCCATTGGCATATCTTTAACCAACCAATACACGTGGTATTTGTCAGGTGATGTGTTGACTAGCAGATGTGGTGTCACATCAAAGTGCTTTGGAAGTGGCGCACCATCAAGATCAATGAAGACGGCACGTACCTTTTGTATGTTGGCTGTGGTTCTGCCACGCAAATCAGTCTGATTGACTGTAAAGAAAACGCCTGCACCTGCACGGTTTAACAACCATAACTGTTCAAGGTGTTCCTCAATAGTGCCGTGAAACTGCTTGATAAGTCTACGGTTTTTGCCTTTGTCATCAAACGTTTGGAAACTGTGCTGCTTTCCAAATGCTTCTAAAAACCATGCGTAATGGCTATTCGGATTGTAGTGTATCAGTGTCATTGTTTCCCCATCTGGCTTCAGCACCTTTCTTACCTGCTGCCTGCCGTTTCTTACGGTTCATTTCTTGTTCTTTTCGTTCTTCTTCAGCAGCAATACAGACAAGGTAGACCTGACCATCTTTGTCTTTGTACTGATCGAACATGGGTAACAAGTTAGGCAGCATCTTTTTTACTTTATCAATGGTGCAGTTACACATCTTGGATAGTATTTCATTATCAAGTGGGATACGAAACCCACGCCAACAGTGGCAGTACAACAGTATGTATGCCCCTTGTTCTTCAAGTGACATCCGCATCCTTGACGGTTCACTTATCCAATCGTTTGCGTAGAATTGAAACGCAGGCGATTGTTCATCACGTTTTGTTTTTCTCATTGTTTCATCATTACTATAAATGTTAATTTAGGTTAATAATAATTGATGTTGGTTAACGTGTCAACACTATCTTGGGATGCAGGTGAAGATGAAGGTGAAGGTGAAGATGAAGGGGATCAAATCGTATTAGCATTTCTTAACACAGCTATAGCATTGCCATACGATTGCCATTTTGCCCACATAAAAAAAGGGGGTAACTGCCGAAACAATGAAAAGCAGCACCCCCTACCGATATATTTTTAGCCTAAACGTAGTGACCTACGCCTATCGGTCTGGCGTAATCTTTAGGTCAGGTCTAATATAGTTTAGATCAAAGTCACCCATGTTAGCAATCTGATAAGCCCGTAACGGTGGTATCACCTGCCATTTGGACACGGCAGGATGACTGATACCAAGCATACGTGCAAGATTTCTGCCACCATACTTGGTAACTATCTCTACCTTTCGTTCTTTTGCTAATTCGTACTTGTTCATCGCCACATTTTCTTTGTTTGGATTAAGGTTAATACTAATGTGATTATTAACTATTGTCAACACGCTTGACATATTCGTTAACTTAGATTAACATCAGTGTTCCAATAGTAAATATACAAAAAGGAGTAGATATGACATCAATCATAGCAACAATGGGCAACGGTGGTGACGGTGGGCGTTACCCTGATGTGTCCGTAGGGGTACACAAAGCCCGATGTGTAAAGGTCATTGATCTTGGCACACAGAAAAACGACTATCAAGGTGACATCACATGGAAGCGTCAATGTATGCTGATATGGGAAGTGCCTTCAGAAACAAACAGCAATGGTGAACCACTAACCATTAGCAAATTCTACACCATTTCACTGCATGAAAAATCTAATCTTGGTGCTGACCTGACCGCATGGCGTGGTCGTGCCTTCACTGAATTAGAAAAGCAGGGCTTTGACATCAGCAAACTTGCAGGTGTTCCGTGCATGATGAATGTAGTAGAAGGCAAGAACGGTAGGCCACGTGTATCAACACTGATGCCATTGCCAAAGGGTGATGACATGGTTGAACAGTACCACAGCACTGTTGTGTTTAGCGTAGACGATTATCAGAAAGGTAATCGTGATGCTTTCAATCAGTTAGCCGATGGTATCCGTTCTATTATCTTACGTTCTTCTGAATTGGCAGAAAGTCAGGATGAAGGTGATGACCACAATGGTGAAGACATCCCTGACTTTTCTTCTGATGATGATGTGCCATTTTAAGGGGGCGTTATGAAAATCACTAACAATCAAAACCTACCTGAAGCGATTGTACGTGCAGTCACTAATGACCCGTATGACCCACAGGGTAGCGATATATCTGCAACACGTTTGCTGCAGCCACCACGTATCAACGTGCTAACCAAGCGTCATTACGATGACCTTGAAGAAGACGTTGCTGACCGCATCCACAGTCTTGTTGGTCAATCCGTACACCATGTTATTGAACGTGCTGCTATGGATACAGGTGACCTTGTAGAAGAACGCTTGTTTGTAAACAACGATGACACACAAGGTTGGACGTTATCAGGCCAGTTCGATTATCTGTCTAAGGATGGACAGTTAATTGATTTCAAGACCACATCTGCATGGGCTGCACTTGATGCCCTGCAGAATGGTAAGAATGAATGGGAAGCACAGCTAAACATTCTTGATTATCTTATTCGTCACAACGATGTGAAGTATAAAGTTAAGTCACTGGCTATCTGTGCCATCCTACGTGATTGGTCAAAACTAAAAGCGTTGCAATCAGATAACTATCCAAAGCAGCAGGTGGTAATGATACCTGTAAAGCGTTGGTCACCTGAAGAACAGGACGCATACGTTAAGGGTCGCATTGCATTGCACAAATCTGCAGCACTGCAAGAAGAACCACCAATATGTAGCCCTGAAGAACGGTGGAACAAACCTGATACCTACGCTGTGATGAAGGATGGGCGTAAGTCTGCTGTAAGGTTGCTACCTACAATGGATGAAGCAAAGCAATTCATCAAAGACAACGGTATGTCAGAAGGTAAAGGATGCAAGATTGTGTTGCGTAAGGGGGAAGATACCCGATGCGCCCACTACTGTGCTGTCCGTGACTTCTGCTCACATTGGACAAAGGTATCCTTCTAATGGCTGATACACCCTTCATCTTCACGCAAGACCGTCTTGTTAGGGGCATCCTAAAGAGAATGGCTGACCGTGCGGAAGAAGGGTGTGTTACCTATGGCGGTACGATGGAAACAGCAGACAAACCATTTGATAAATGGATTGAAGACACCCAAGAAGAATTGATGGACGCTGTTGTTTACTTAGAAAAAGTAAGATTAGATTACCTAAAAGCGTTAAGTGTAGTTAAAAAATCTGAAAAAAAATAATAGTCTAGTAAATTTTACCACATATGGTATTATGTTGCTATGGCTACACGTGGAAGACCTAGAAAAAATCCTGCAACAACAGTACCCGTAAGGGTTGCTGATGATGTGGTGATGCTGAAACTAGATCAGATCGAAGCCATCCTTAAAAAGAATTCTCAGGACATTGAAGACCTAAAGCACCAAGTGGCAATGGGCAAAGGGGGCATCAAAGCTATCTTTATAGTCGGTGCAATCGTTGCAGCAATCGCTACTGGTTTAGGTTTATACAAAAATGTAGGGGGCTAGATATGGCGTTTCCGTTGCTAGGTTTGATAGGTGGTCTTTTCAAAAATCCAATTGTCAGTGCCGTAGCGGATGCGACTATCGGGGCTGTCAAACACAATCTTGAAAAGAAAAAGATTATCCGTGCTGCAGAAATAGAAGCAGCAAAGGCTGTTGATGTCGCAAAGATACAGGCTGACATGACAGTACAGACCGCACAAGTCAACGCATCCACATCATCGTGGAAAGATGAGTGGCTTACGTTAGTTTTTTCTGGCGTACTTGTCGCCCACTTCATACCTTATTCACAACCACACATGGCAAGGGGATGGGAAATGTTAGGCAATGCGCCTGATATGTTCTGGTACATTGTGCTTGCTATCGTGTCTGGTTCATTTGGTATCAACGCCATGACTAAGTTCAAGAAGTAACATGGTATGGCTGACCCTATCTCAATCGCACTTGCATCGTTTTCAGCGATCAAGGCAGGGGTCACAGCAGGCAAAGAAATACAATCCCTAGCCAAAGATATTGGTTCGTTATGGGATAGTATTGATGCTGTTAAAGAAAACCACCAAAAGAAAAAGAACCAACCATTTCGTACAGTCAATGAAGAAGCAATGGAAACATTCATTGCTAAGAAGCAGGCTGAAGATATGGAAAATCAGCTACGTGAAATTATTATCTACACACGTGGTATTTCTGCATGGCAAGAATTGATACGGCTACGCACCCAAATTAAGAAAGACAGACAGGAAGCCCGTAGGAAGGCCATACAAGCCCGTAGAGAGCTATTAGAAGCAATAGGCATATCAGTGCTTGCTGTGGCTATAATCGCTCTTGTGTGCGTCTTAGGCTACTTTATATGGAAGAAACAAACCAATGTCTGATCTTCTAAAAAAAGTAGCTACTGCCGTTGCACCATTATTGTTAGCAGCACTAGGTTTTTTATACAGCAGTATGATGGAAGTGCGTGACCAAGTATCCGTACTGCATCAGAAAATGTCTATACTTGTAGACATGGATAACAAGATCATACCATCGCCTGACAATGCCATAGCACGTATGCAAATCAAGGATGATGTGATGAAGTCAGTCAATGAATTAGATAAACGTATTGCTATCATTGAATGGCGCATAGACAACGACAAGAAAGGGGGTCAGTAATGGCTAGAAAAGGTTTGTATTACAACATAAACCAAAGAAAGAAGAAGGGAATATCACGCCCTAAATCTAAATCAACAGTGTCAGAAGAAAGCTATCGCAACATGAAGAAGGGCTTTCCAAAGATAGGAAGGAAATAAGATGACGGATGATTATCAAATGCCAAGTGATCGTGAACAATGGCAACCACTAAAAGATCGTATCAAACACCATGAAGGTTTTGTTGATACCGTATACCTAGACAGTCTTGGCAAGGCTACGATTGGGTATGGTCACCTTGTAGTAGAGGATGATGCCTATGAAGAAGGACATAGCTACAGCAAAGAATTGTTGGAAAAACAATTTGATATAGATTTTGATAAAGCATTTATTGCTGCATCAGAATTGATGGAAGGCTATGCCCTGCCCCATGCTGCACAAGAAATCATTATTGAAATGGTGTTTCAGCTAGGCGCAAACGGTGTATCTAAGTTTAAGAATATGTGGTCTGCACTACGTGAACATGATTTCATTGATGCGTCTGACGAAATGTTGGATAGCAGGTGGCATAAGCAAACACCTAATCGTTGTGAAGAATTAGCTAACCGTATGGCTACTTGTGCTTTCGCTTAACCTGTGCAAACGAAAGGGTCAATAGGGCTGCACCTATACCAGTGACAATTGCTTCTGTTGACCACCCACCAAAATGACTAGGGTGTGTAGCTAGATCAGCTATTGCTGTGCAAAGGCCAGTTAAGCCTGCCAATACATATTTGTTTTGACGAAAATGTGGTGCAAAGATTATTACAATCGTAGCTGCTACTGCTGCAATAAAGCCTGTTTGCGCTGCCTTGATTGTATGCCCGATAGTCAGTGCTGTTACGTCACCGCCTACCATCATTATTGAACAGGCAGAAAAAGCATCCCTGAACCTGCCTATCCAACAATCAATATGTCCTACAATTTTTTCCATCGGGCTAAAAACTTTTTAATTTCGACACGTATGTCTGTCCATATCAGTGTGATTTTCCAATCAAACTTACGGCAAACAACATACCCCAAGATGAAACCAAATATGATAGCACCAAGTTCCATTATGCCTGACTTTCTGACCACGATACCCTAGCACTACTACTGAAAGCATTGCTTGCGGTAACTGTTGATGGGTCTTCTGTTAGTCTTGCTACCACTGTCACAATATCAGGGCCATCAGGGAAGGTGTTGTCACCACCCATGATTGCGTTACCTAGTGTGGCAACCTCACCCAATTGTTCTGTGGTCAATACTGGCTGTCTAGCTGATGTACCTGTACCACCTTGTACACGGAATTTGTAAACGTCTGTACCACCAGTGATCGTATCACCCGTACCATGAAACACTAGCTGTGATAGTGATGGGTTCTGTACTGCTGCCCACGATACGTTGTCAATTTGACCGTTCAATCGTAGTGATATTTCAGCAGCGTGGGTTGATAGGATACCTACCGAATTCAGGATTAACTGCATACGGTTGATAACTTCACGTTCACCTAGTTCACCAATTGTGTTGGTGTCTACTGATGGTGCTAGTCGTACCGTAATTAACGGCACATCAATTGTTACAGGTGTTGTCGCTTCAGAAAGTGTAACTGTGTATGTACTGTTAGTTCCAGTTGTACCCGATGGGGATTTATCAATAACAATAAGGTTACGTGTTACCTGATTGTTGTAACTGTAGCCACGTGAATTTAGAATATCAGGTAGATATGGTGTACGTGGGAAACGTCCATCATCAGGGTTACGTAACTTGGTGTTTGATTGCAAGTTAGCACCCGTGATTACCTGACCACTTGTTAACTGGTTGTACGATGATGACTGATTACTTTCTAGTGCAAAGCCAATTCGTCTTAGCCTGTTATCAACAAGACCGTAATAGTAACTAGCATACTGCGCTGCTGCTGTTACGGATACTGTCGCACTACCTGTGACCTGCACTTCATTAGATGATGCAGTAAAGATGTACGCTTTGTCATCGTCAAACCTACCATCCATAATTACCGATGTACCCCAGTGTGCTAGGGCAGGTACATATGTTGGCTTGCCAATGTTCTGTATGTCGTAACGTGCAGGGATGTTACCTGAACGCATATACGCTTCTACTTCTAAGTTGTTGTGTACAAACGCATGGACGTACTGCACATCACCGTCTTGGTCTTTGAAACCAAATCTAATCTTACCTGCGCCATACCATGAATAATCAATGTAGGCCATTTGGATTTTGTGAATATCAAGTACGTAACCAGTTGGGCCAGTACCATCTGCATAGTCGATGTTCCACTGGTCTTGCGGTACACGGATTGTTTCAGTCAATGTAACAATGACGTTATCTGCACTTGCGCCACGATATGATGGGGCAATGTTTAGTGATGTGTCAGATGAAATCTTAGTTACCAAATATGACTGACCACGTATAACGATATACCCACCCACATTAACTTGCGATTGGAATTTCGTATTCGTACCCACAACAGCACCAGTACCAAACGATACGCTTACGCTACCTGATAGCTGCTTAATTGATTTACGTCTACATACGTGTAGTTTCTGACCATCGTATTCAAAGAACATACCGTTCTGATCGTCAAACAATCCGCAACGTAGACTACTGTTGTTCCAGTTATCTACTGTGTAGTACCCGTAACCACCTGTGCTTACTGCTGTTGATGGTACACGTGTTGCTGTGATTGTTGTTGATGCTGCAGTCTGTGACGTATCAACAGTGTATGTGCCTGCACTAGCATCAATGATTGCTGTAATACGTGTGCCTGCAGTTATGCCTGTGCCTGATAGTTCTTGCCCTACCAAGACTGAACCCGATGTAATTGCTGTTACTGTCAGTGTCGTGCCAGTAATTGAACCTGTGTACGTACCTGCCTTGTTGCCCAAGTGGATACGATACTGGTAGTCATCCACAATATCGTCTACAGGATGTTGACCATTAAAGTAATCTACACCACCAATACTTCCTACTTGCTGAATAGTTACAGGTAGATCGTCTGATAGTCGGTGTGGAAACTTGGTGTACACATACGCAAAGCTGTTACCGCCTGTAGTTTCAATACGTTCAATTGGTACAGTTGGGCTGAAGTTAACAGCAAACGATACCTGAATACCTTTACCTGACTGATAACGGAAATACTTACGTGTCTGACGTATCATCTGACTGTCAGGGTTTGTTGATGGGATAAGTTCTACACCACCATCAAACGGTCTGTGCAATGCAAAACCATCTGAACGTAGAAGCAATGATGTACCCACAGAATATTCAATGTCTGTTAGGGTTTCTGTTACTGCTTCATCAATGTTAATCTTAGTTGGTGACAACACTGCAGCCACATCCACTTCTAGTGTGCTACCTGTGCTTGTCAGTTTCTTAATTGTTTCACCTGAACCACTGCCACTAATAGCAACCTTGTTTGTGTTTGCTATTGCGTCTGCATAAGTTGGGTGTAGCTGTAATGTATTGGCATCTACTGTACGTACATAATAGAAGTGACCGCTAGTTAGGCCAGTACGTGATGTCGTTGCTTCATAAATTACAAGATCACCATCACTAAACCCGTGATTTGCTGACGTATCAAAAGTATCGTTGGCATCACTAAATGCTGACACTGTACGTGAAGTGTATGTTTCAGGCTTATACAACGAAATGTTATCACCTGTCTTGAAGAACGATGTGAAGTTTGTATTCGTACCGTTTAGCAAGGTTGTATCGTCATCAATAGATACTGTGCCTTGACCAAGAACCTCACCAATAATGTTGTTTGTTGTAAGCGTAGCCTGTCCACTACCCATTGATGTTAGATCAACGGCTGTGCCTGCAATCGCATCATCGTAAGATGCTGCTAGATGTATCCAGTTCTTTGAATTACGTATGACGTAATACGTTGTGCCATCTGTCAGACCGCCTGTAGCTGTAGCACCTGCATTGTAGGTAACAGCGTAGCCAGTACGGAAGAAGTGGTCAGGAATACGGATAGCATCTTCTTCAATATACACTGAAGATGTTGGGTCAAAAGCAATAGATCGTGTAGGAATTTGACCTTGTGCCTGCATTTCAAACGTTGTGTCATTAACAATATTGCTAATGTTGTACACACCATCTGATGCACCTGCTACTGATGCAGTAAGTTTTTGTGTGCCTACACCTGCAGCAGACAAATCAATAATGTCTGTCTTACGGAAACGTGATGTGCCTGAATATGGTAAACCAAAACGTATACGATCAGGCCAACCTGCATTACCCTGTGCGCCTGCTAGTGTACGGTACACATAGAAATAGTTAGAGTTAATAACTCTAATGTAATAGAAACCACCGTTACGTAATCCACCTACGGCACGTGACGTTGATGTGTACTGCACACGGTCACCAGTGCTAAATCCATGACTTGTTCTACGAACGTAATCGTAGTTGTAGAAATAACCTGTAGTCTGTGAACCGCCAGTGCTGTTACGCACAGTAATGTTTGGCCCACTAAATCCTGTTACGGATGTAGCTAACTGCAATTTGTTGGTTGTTGACTGTGCTACATAGTAGGTCTGTGCGTTAGTCAATGCACCAATTGTTGTGCCACCTTCATCTGTGTACACAACCGCATCACCGTCACTTAGACCGTGACCAATTGTAGATGTGGCAGGTGCAGGTGTAGTAATTGAACCACCCATACCGCTATGCACAGAACAGTAGTAGTACAAGTCAGGTGCGCCTGATGCTACTACAATAACTACTTCACCATCCACACCTTGTGTGCCTGATGTTGTTACGCCTGTAGTGTATTCAGTGCCACCGCCATGTGTACCATCTGCTGTCGTACTAAACTTAAACGGATGCCCTGCATTTGACGCATCTGATAGATCAAAGGTGTACGTAGAACCTTCTTTCAAGACCAGTGCTTCTGCTTCTTGTCCGTTTATATAGAACGCATTTTCTGCAGGGTTTGATGCCTTTGGATTAACAGTAACTAAATATGAAACGCTTTCTGCTGCTTCGGTTACGGTCTGTGTACCATCAAGAAAATCAGTACCATCGTTGTATGTGTAGCCTGTAAAATCTAGGGTAGCAGTTGTTGTACCTTGTGAAGACAGTTCACGAATACTGGTCTGATTGTACTGACGGAAACGGATACGGTTAGTATTAACTACTTCAACAGTGTAATACTGGTTACGGGTAAGACCGCTAGGTATTGATGAAGATGAAGAACCAAACCTAATTAAATCACCATCTGTCAGGCCATGACTTGCATACCAAATTGAATTTGCTGTTGGGTTAGGGTCAATGATGACCATCGCACCGTTAACTGTACTACTGTTAATATTACGTGTAGACCCGTTAGGTGTGTATGCAAACTGACAGGTAGTACGCCCACCTGAAACCGTAACGTTTTTGGTATAAAGAATAGTGCTATCTGGCTGTTCATATGTAGCCAAG